GCTTTACGCCATCTTTTGAGCGGCGCTTATACTCGTGCTCGCCTTCGCCCCATTCGGGATCTTTCTCTTCGGTGACGGCCTCTTCTTCAGTGGCCTCTTCAAGCTCCACATCGTCAACGTCCACAACTTCGGTGTCGTCCATGTCGGCAATGTCCAATTCCATGTATTGCTCGGCGTCAATGTCCATAGCTTCGACATCCTCCACCTCGCCAGCGTCCGTCTCAACCTCAGTTGCAACACCGAGATGTTTCGTGGCTGCCGCGGCAACGTCTTCCAAGAAGTCTCTAACCTTCTCTTCCATGCCGGCTTCCGTGCCTGCGTCTTCTAGTTCGTCTTCCAAGCCGAGATCTGCGTCTTCGGCGGCTTCTTCGCCTGCTTCTTCGCCTGCTTCAAAGCCCTCATCCTCATAAGCGGCATCGTATTCAGCCTCTTCAGGTGTGGGATCTTCCTCGTCTTCAGTTACCACCTCAACAACAGTTTCTTCCGTGGACTCTTGTAGAGTATCGGTGCTCTCAATGAAGGGGCTTGCGAGGGGTGCGAGTTCGGCCAGTTTCATAAAACGGCGAATTGTCGCTTCGTTCAAAAGGTTCTTCTTGCTGTCCATGTTTCTCTCCTTAAAGTATTAGATGTCATACATCTGGTATAATGGGTTGTAATAATTAGTTAAGCCTCAAGTTAAATTACCTTTTTTTGTAATTTATTAATGGCCTCGGTTTCTATCTGTTTAACGCGAACGTAGGATATCTTCAATCGCTTTCCGACTTCGTTTAAAGTTAGGTTGCCATGCTTTTCTACTGCAATGAGACAACAGTTTAAATCTTCCTCGTACTCCATCCACTGGCGGCACTCGGTTTTCTTGCAACATTTGTTATTTAACAGACACTCTCGTGAACATAATTTCATATTCCTTCCTCCTCTCCTATCATATCAAATATATCTTCTATATCTTGCACATCCAGTGCAAATTTGTTTTTAATCTCTTGTTCTTTTTTGCGCAACTGTCGCGCTTTCTTGGTGCGAAACTTTCGAGCTAGCATACTTTTTTCCTTCATTCTCTGCAAAAACGGCATAAAGTCTGGATCTTCTGTGATGTATGCTTTCATGCACTCATTAAAGAAGAAGTACTTTGTTATATCGTCGAACTTAAGCTTTAACAATAGATTAACATGAAGCTCCTCTAACGAGGGAAACTGGATGGTCTTCGCGTCCTCGGGCTTTGGTTTACGCTTAAACTTCATCGGGATAAAATATGAGTACCGCTTTCCTGCAAACCTGCGTTAGTCTGAAGGACGAACTCGGCCCGGGTCTGTAGCTCCAGAATATCGCGAGCACCAGAGTAAGAAAATCCTGAGCGTATGCCGTTTACAATGTCATCCAGGATGGGCTTAGCGGGGCCTTTATAGGGCACCTGGGTACTTACCCCTTCGTCTGAGCTATAGGATCCTCGCCAGGTAATCTGCGCATCCTTGCTGGCCATTCCGCGATACTTCTTAAACAAGCTGCCACTGCTCTCTTCATAGGTGGTGCCGGGGGTCTCTTCGGTGCCGGCAAGCATTGACCCCAACATTACAAAATCAGCGCCGGCGGCCAGAGCTTTAACCATATCGCCGCTAGTGCGGATACCTCCATCGGCAATAATTTTAACATCCCGGTCTGTTCTTGCGCAGTCAAAGATGGTTTGTAGTCCCGGCTTGCCATGGCCAGTTTGCACACGAGTGCTGCATATACTTCCCCCACCGATGTTGCACCTGATACTATCGGCTCCCCAATCGGCTAGATCATTGAATGCCCCCAGGGTCGCTACATTGCCAGCCATGATATGAATATTGCCGCCTAGCTCGGTCTTTAATTTTTTAATCGCCTCTTTGACGAGAATATGGTGCCCATGGGCAACATCGATACATAAGATACTAGCACCATTCTCATACAAAGCAATGGCACGGGTAAGAAATCGACCGGTCACTCCAATTGCAGCGGCGATGGGAGGATCCACCATTGGATTCACCTCCTTAAGCGTGTTGTAAAGTCCTCCGACGAGACCGGCTTGTTCCTCAATATCATTATAACGGTGAATAACTCCAAGCCCACCTGCGGTGGCCATCGCATGCGCCATCTCTACCTCTGTTACTGTGTCCATCGGAGAAGATATAATGGGGATATTAAGCCAAATATTCTCGTCAAGCGAATTGCCAATATTAATTTCTTGGCGGCTTCGAATCTCAGAGTAGCGGGGCGTTAGCAGGACATCATCGTATGTCAGCGCCTTTTCAAATCTCATTGATTTTCCCCTTTCGAGGCTCTTTTTGTTTCTTCTTCTCCGATTAGTTTGTCCAGGTACCAGCGTGCCTTCTTGAGATCCTCCACTGATTTTCCTTTGTAAGGATAGCGAGAAACATACTTGATTACATTCCCCTGGGCGTAGTTCATTTCCCATGAGCTAATATACTCAAAGGTCTCTATGGCCTTCTCTCCTTTCCAGTTTATATTATAGTGTTTGGGGTGGTTAACGGGATCTTCGAAATTAAATACTTCAGCCTTCGGGTTGCTCATATTTCTCCTCTAAGTGTTTCTTAAAATCTTTAATTATTTCTTGGGCTTTTTCCCAGCAATTGGGGCAGTAAAGGCGAACTTCTTCTTGGCCTTGGTTAACCACCACGCTCCAGGAGGTGACTTGTTCTTTATTCATTTTATCAAATGGTTCTTCACAAGTCAAGCAATAATCGGGTAATTTTCCAAATAAAGCAACTTTTGTGGCCATCTCTTGCTCGGCCTTCTTTTTATTCTTTGCGGCGCCTTTACGACGAAACTTTCGGGTCTCTGAACTCATAATACCTCCTTATGGTACAAGTAAACTGTGTAGTTGATTGCCGGCCATCCAGTTTAAATCAACATTTCCTTTAACTCCTGGGCATTCTCCCCAACCGGTATACTGCCACACGTCCCATCTTTTCCAATTTCGAAGCTGCCCCTCGGGACCCACTAAAGGTCGCTGGCGTATATAGTTTGCCCACCAGACGGGGTATTCGAGGAGCTTATCGCGTGACTCTTCGGAAGCGTTGCGCATATACAAATTCCAGGCCCAGCGTGCGGTATACACGATGCCCTTGACTCCCCATTCTTCTTCAGCTAGGCGCAACCACTCTAAATACCAATCGGCGTTGTATTGGTCATCCGTCTTCATTCCCGCTTCTAAGTCAATGGCGGGTGTTAGGTTGCCGGATTTGATGCTGCCCACCTCATCGAGAGTGTCGCGGAAGTGTTTAAACTCCGCTTGGGCGTCTGCTTCAGGGGTGTCATACTTATTAAAGTCGGGACGAGCAAAGTGGTACGCGCCGACCACGATCCCGCTATCCTCTGCATCTTCGTAGCGTTTTTTCCAGTTTCGGTTGACGTGTGTCTGTCCCTCGGTAATTTTCACCCAGGCAAATTTTACACCAGCACGAGCGACCTCGGGCCAATCGATTTTTCCATTATGCGAACTGACATCGATGCCAGCCAGTATGTTAATGCCCAGAGATGTCAGAGTCCGAGGACCCGCGAGGCCGTCTACTAGGAGATCGTTTCTCTGCTGATACTGCTTCACGGCGCCCAGAGTCATGGGTCCGAAATCGCCGTCACTTAAGATGCCTAGTGCGGCCTGCATTCTTTGTACTTCTTGACCTAGATCTCCAAAGCGTAAGGTATAGATAAAGCTCATTTTTTTCTCCTTCAGGTTGATATCTGTTTAATTAGTCTACCGGTAAATTAGCGATCCCCGGTCGACCCAAACCCGCCTATGCCGCGGCCACTGGGGAAGCTCAAGAACTCCTCTTCCCCCACCTCTTCCACGCCACAATGCAATATGGGAACCAAGACTGCCTGCGCAATCTTATCGCCTTCTTGGAGGTACTGAGGCTGCAGCCCTACGTTGTGGAGGTTCACATATAACTCTCCCTTGTACCCGGGATCCACCACGCATGCGCCCACAAGCAATTGACGCTTAAAGGCAATCCCCGACTTGTTCTTGACCTCTAGCATGTGGCCGTAGGGCACCTCCACCCTTATCCCCGTTGCTATTAGTAGGCTTTGACGCGGTTCGATGACCAGACCCTCATCTTCCATTATACGCGCACGTTCTCCGTTCGGGCAATAATATAAATCTAAGCCAGCGTCAAACGCGTGAGCGCGTGTCGGAAGGCGTGCCTCCTCCCTCACTTTACATACTCGTAACATCATCCTAATAACCTCCAACTCTGCAGTCCGGACTTCGTAGAGAAGCCCCACTGCTCTTCATATTTAAGTTTGGCCATGTATGGCCGGTTTAGAAACACTTTGTCGCGCATCGGGTTTACCCCCCAGCACTTAATGTCCACCATGGCAGAATTACTGTCAATGGTCTTCACAATATAATAGGGCCGCCCTTTGACCGTCTTGCGTTTAATCACTTCACGCGGAATAAACCAGGCGACGCTCAAATCTAGGTCAAACTCTGAAATGGGCGGTACTTTGTGAAAATCTAAACGTTGGCGTGTGTGTTCGTCGAGCACTAAATTAAAGGGATACAGGCCAGACAGTTGGACGGTATTTTCAATATACTCGTCTCGGGTGAAGTCCTCCACGGCTTTGTGATCGACGATCAACTCTTTTAATTTTTTGCGACTCTTGGGTCGGTTCTCGGCGACAACTGTCCAAAAATGCTTAGGGTGTTCGAACCTTTCGTCCATAAGGACCTTGAGAGCCCCTGCGCGGCTCAAGACATCAATTGCTTTCTTATTCAATTTAGAATAGACAATCTCCTCATTGAATAAGAACTCTTCAACAGTGTGAAAGGGTCGATGATCCATAACCTGCTCAATAGCCTTCTCTCCGAGCCCCTTCAAGGAAGCCAGCGGTTGGATAAGAGTTTTCCCGTCCTCGGTGATTCCCCATACCAAGCCCGACTGATTAATGTCAAGTGGTCGAATCTTGAACCCGTACTTCTTAGCTATGTTGATAGCCTT